CCGCTATCGCGGGGTGCCATGATGGGTGACCCAACGTCTTGGCCCGGCCTCCCTCTGGCTACGCTCTTCGCCTGGGAGTCGGTGACGCCCCCGTCGTGGCATATGAAAATATCCACGACTGGGGACGATGCTTACTTCCAGTCCACGAACGTCTACCACGACGCTTTTAAACGCGAGATGGCGGACGGAGGAGCAGAATTTTCCGAGAAGAAGTATTATTCTCACGATGAGCTTGCGCTCTATTGTGAGGTAGTACTCCGGCACGGGAAATTGGAACCGTACCAAAGCTTGGCTCCCCTTGTGGGCCCCCCTGGGGGCTCTAAGGGTGAGTCAAACTGGGCAACGGCTCCCGACTCTTGTCGAGCGTTGTCTCAGCAGCGTGGCTGTGGGGAGATGCCCTACCGGTCCTTTCGGATCAGTAGGTTCTTCCCAGAGTGGCAAGCTGCGCAACGCCTTGGGATTCCAATCCAACTTCCACCCCGCTGGGGAGGTTTTAACTTCCCCTGGGGTAAGTGGACGTCGAAAAAGAATCACGAGCTTTGGGGCAACTATGTCGCGTCGCTATCACGTGCTCGCCTGGCCCTTCAAGGGCCGGGCTTACACCTGGTGGCGGCGCCCAAAGTTGCTAACCTATCTGCCCTCCAGATCTTTACTCTGGCCGGTCGCTTAGCGATCCGGCGCGAGATGGATATGGACGACGCGGGGGCATTCTGGGGAGGACCTAAGGTCCTCCCCGGAGGGATCGCGGCAATTGATGCACGCGTTCCAGCCCCCGGTTTTCAGATGGGTCCAGCCACCAGTCACCACTGGACTATGTATCGCCGCTACTTGTCTGAGGTTGATCAGATTGACCAATCAAATAAGGAAGCCGCGATTCGTAGCTCCAATGCTGACGTGGAACGGTGGCTGTTGACAGCTATCTCCGCGGCCGAGAAGGCAGGGCTTACTACAGGTGTCTCATTGAGAGACCTGGCTCAGCACCTGTCGTACCCGGCACAGGTAGATCGTTTGCTGTCTGGCTTCCGGCCGGCGTCCCAGAAAGTGCCCAGCGTGTTTAAACTCGCTGGGAAATTCTGGAACACCATTCGGAAGTCCCAACAACGTGGCGTACCCCGCAGTGACGAAGCCCTCATTCAAATGAAGGAGGACTTACTACTACCGCGGGTTAACGTCGCAGGGGGACCGCTGGCTTTCCAAGCCATTAGTCTCCTGGCCATAAGGTTCGAAAACCAGATGCACGTTGTA